GCCTTCTGCATCAGTCATTATCCAGCATTGCCTGGACCGCAGCTCTCCAGCGTTCCGGCACTTCTTCGATGGTCATCTCACCTGCTTTGATCTTCTTATAATAGATCTTCGCCATCATTCACCTCCAGCGATAATCTCGGCCAGTTCGATCAGCGCGTCTTCAATGTCGCCGGTTTCCGTCAGCATCACCTGATAGACGTCATACTGATCCTTCGTCATCTGCCATTCTTCATATTCCCAATGGGCTGGCGTTTCTTCCGTCGCTTCGACAGGCTTATAATTACTCCGGACGATCACGCCGCCGTTCCCGGTAAACTCCAGCTCGGCCGGTTTCGCCGCTTCACTGTTCATAGATGTTTTCCACATGCTCTTCTGCTCCTTTTGATATCCACATAAGGTTTGATCTCCCGCTCAATAAAGCGTTGAGAATCACAATGTTTTGCCCATCCCAGCCGGCTGTTTATACTCCGGCAGTCATGCTGCTTATAGTAATCGGAACGGAAGATCTTCTTCGCCAGCCGCCGCGTCGCCAGGAAGATCCCGGCCCTCATGATCGTACTGTCCTTGCAGAATTTATATCCGCCTATATCGATCCAGTACGTCCCCTTCTGCAGCTTCCATTCTTTTAGGCCCTGCTCGTGTTTCCCGATCCGTTTGATCTCCCATGTCGGTTTGATCTCCAGCTGGTAATTCTCCTTCAGATATTTCTGAATGCAGCGCACTGCCTTATACAGATCTGCTTTGCTGGTTCCGATCAGCAACATATCATCCATATATCGCAGATAATGCCGGACCCATTTGATCCGTTTACCTCTCCGCTCTTTATACAGATGCTGTTCGATAAACCAGTCCAGATCCTGCAGATACAGATTCGCAAAGAACGGGCTCGTGTAATATCCAACCGGGCAGGCTGACGGAGCAGATCTGATCAGCTTCTCCAGCGCCTGGAGGATGTACTTATCTTTGATCTTCTCGTTCAGCTTCCGGATCAGGATATCAGCCTGAATGCTGTCAAAGAACTTCCTTATATCCAGCTTCACAAAGTATCTGCATTCCCGGTCATCCTGCGCCCAGTGACTCACGGTCCGTACAATATGGTTGATCCCTCTCCGTGGTACGGATCCGCAGCAGTGAGGATGCATTCCCCTCGTAAATGCCGGCATGATCACCTGCATGATCATATGAGCTACAATATGGTCATCGAATGCCGGGACATACAGATCTCTCCATTTCCCTTTCTTCGATGTTTTATTGTGACAGAACCTGTGGATATGCCGTGGCGCTTTCGGTATCCAGGTCCCGTCCCGCAGTTTCTCGGCCAGCTTTGCAGTGTAGGCCCTTGCCTTCCGCGGATCGATTGCATGCCAGCATGACGGATTCTGCTCGACGTCCTCCGGATCAAAGAAGAAACGCTGCGTCTTCTTATCATGCCTTTTGTTCAGCGTACCTTCCCATACAGCGACAAACCCGTTGTCAGGTTCCAGCACCTGTTCCCAACAATTACCTAATCTCTTCATATGCTTTGCTTGTTCTCTCGCGTTTCGGATTTACTCTGGCGATACCTACTAAGCGACCCCAGATGAACGATTTCAGTTATTTCTAACCCTGGAATCCTGAGCGCCTGCCTTGATGGCAGATATTAGATATAAACAAAGAGGAGTCCCGGTATTATAGGGGACTCCCCTGTCTGAGAGCAAAACAAGAAAGGTCAGCGCCGTAATTCGCGTACGCATTCGACGGCGTATTGTTCGCGTTCAGGTTGAAGCCAGCGTAACAACCATTAGCCCAATAACCCCCAAACCGCGCCGTACGGACAACGTTCGAATTGACCAGGTTCGCGCTGCGCTCTGGATCCCACTTATTTATATTGTCAAAGATCTTAAGCAGGGGAGGACCCCTGCACCCCCATTACTGGGCGAAGCAAAGGTCAGCGCAGTAAAGCGCGGACGCAGACGACGGCGTAATGTACGCGTACAGGTAGAAGCCAGCGTAACAACCATGAGCCCAATAACCCCCAAACCGCGCCGAACGGACAACGGTCGAAATGACCAGGGACGCGTAATCGCAGTAATAAGTCGTCGCACTTCCGCCGCTGTTTACCAGCCCGGTCCACAGATCCGGATACTCCGTATCATATTGACGTTCTTTGATATACCCGGAAGCAAACCCGGCAGGATTCTGCATCGTCAGTTTTACATACGGATCATCCGCCAGATCTGACGCGGCCGGATTCTTCGGTGTTTCCACATCGGACGGATCCGGGAGATAATACCAGTCCAGATATTCCGATCCACTCTGATAGGTCCCTTCCATCTTTGCGAACAGATCTACAGATGTATGGTATTGATTGCCATAAACATTCTCGCGATATCTGTACCGCATTGGATGCTGCCCGTCGGTATTATTAACAGGTGATCCGGATGGAGTGACAACACTGTTGCAGGCGCCTGTCTGCCATGGCCGGCTTGCGATATAGAACGTATCCGTTGTGTTATAGGTTACATAATCCCGATCCAGATCTTCCACCTCGATCAGCATGTAACTGCCTGATACATTCTCAGTTCCGTCTTCATCGCAGCGCGTGATCGAAAGGATCTTATGCGTTGCCTTATAGTCCTTGTTATCATGGGACGTGCTTTTCGTTATCGCGACTCGCTGACCGACAATAAATTTTGAAGTCATTCCGTTCGCCGACGGTGTAGAATAAGCGCAGAGGAAATGATCTGTGTCGGTCAGGAAAGTCCCGGAAGTGCTGTTCGCAGATCTCAGTGCTGCAGCTCCGGCCATTGTCGTCTGAACATTCTGATCCGCAAACTCGACCACCATCAGCGCCCAGTAATAAAACTCCAGCGCTGCCGGCATCATCATGCCGAAACCCTTCACATCATTATTGTTATACTTTCTGGCGTTTTCAAACAGCGTCTTGTAATCGCCTTGTTCATTATCAAGGCCAGGTAAACTCACGGCATGCCCGTCACCGTCCAGCGCCAGCGCATAAGCCGGTACATAAACTTTCTCCAGCGCCTTGCTCTGATCGTGATCCCGGCAGAAAATATCGAATGCCCGCATGCCAGGGTATTTCATGGAGGAAATAACCAGCTGCGTACCCTGCAGCATGTAGTAACTCAGCGGCAATTCCACTGCCACATAGTCGCCTTTGCTCCCGTCCTCTGCATATGCCGGATCTCCAAGATATGCCTGGACATTAAACTTCGGATAACCGTCATCTCCCAGCGTCCAGTTCCCGACGCATTTCCGATGCATGAAAGGAGCTGCAGCGTCAAAGTCATTGACCACAGAAACTGTACTGTCATCGGTCCCGACGTTGGCCGTCATCCCGACAGCATCATAGATTCTGGTCAATGCTGCAGTGCTCTGCCCGATCCCGGAAACCCCGTACCGTTTCGATTCGTTGTTGTCCAGATTGGCCAGCGCGTCATACAGATCCTGAACACCATCCCAGACTTTACCCAGCATGTTGATCAGTTCTTTTCTGGAAACGATCTGCACGTGAGAGAAGTCCCACTTCCCTGCCGGATGATCATCCACAAACTGGAACAGATCCTTACCTTCCCAAACATACGTCCCGGCATAATAATCTACGCTGGGATTGAAATCCTCAAATGCCATAGCACCTCCTCTATCTTGTTACACTCGGTTTGATCATGACACTCCCGCTGAGTACCGGATCTTTTGTTCCGTCCGTGTTGTACTGCACGACGTCATAAACTCCCTTTTGAAAACGGATCGCCGCCGTCTTTGCATGCGGCATGGTCAGTGTTACCAGCCCGCCCTGGTTGTTGTGCTGGCAGACAAAATCGATCGCCGCTGCAGCTTCTGCAAACTCCCGCAGCTGCGCCCTGAACAGGATCCCCGTCAGGTCCAGCGGATCTCCGTTCTCATCCTTCAGCGTGAATGAAAAGGAAAAGTCCATTCCCTGTTTGATCGTCAGATCATAAGTCGGTTCATCCTGGATCATCTCGTCACCTCCGGGATCACCGTCACATGGCCTTCGATCAGCGGAGACTTTGTTCCGGATCCGTCCGTAATAAACACATCATAAACTCCCCGTTCAAACCGCAGCTTCGAAGTGACGGATGCGCTCATCGTCAGATGGTATCCGTTCTCATCGGCCGTCCCGACAAACGGGATCGCGTTGATCGCCTCAGGATATTCCCGGATCTGCGCTTCGACGGTCCATCCGGTAACATCCACACTCACTTCATCGTCATCCGTATAATCAAAGTCAATGGCATAATCCCGCCCTGCTTTGATCGTGATATCGTAAACAGGTATCTTGTCTGTCATTGTCTCAGCTCCCTCTTCACCACCCGATACATGGCATCCGGTGTCGGTGTCGTGCTGGTAAGGATCTCCACCGGTTCCGCGATGGAAGATCCATAATAACTTTTCAGCTTCGCGATTTTCAGCTTTGAATCATAGGATCTGCCGGCAGCATAATGCCAGTAATCACCCTGGATATAAACCGGTGTCGGCAGAGGAGCAGTCTTAACCCAGAAGTCAACCACCTGCCCGCCGCGTCCTGATCTTCCGCCCATCACATGTTTCTGAAAAGTAAAGTCCAGCTTCAGCCGGTACAGTGCCAGTGCACACCAGTATTCCTCTTTCGAATCAGGCATTATGCCCTGGATCGGTTTCTTCTCCGGAAACTTTTCCTTCGCGATATGCGTGGATCCCATCGGCTTCGGTCTGACATAAACCTTATTGCCGGCCGTCCGTACCGTGGATCTTCCTTTGATCTGATAAACTTCTGACTTCGGTTTCATTAGATCTCATTCAAAGTAATCTGTACCAAGTTACCCGGCGTCTTCTCTTCTCTGAGATTTTGAAAAGTCGGCGGATCGATAAAAACAATATGGTCATCAAATGGATCTGTAAAGCAGTTCATTTTCAAAGCCGTCGCGTTGTTTGCCCATTCTGTCAAAATCGCCAGCCGATCCCATGGCGAAATATCTTCCACCTCTCCGCGCAGATTGACATCTTCAATAACATTCCGGCAGCTCATGGCATAGCAGTATTTCGTTGCCACTTTGATGACAGTCTTCATAACGACTGCTTTAATAAACGGAGTCTTAGTTTTATCGTTTGTCTGCAGCCGCAGCCGGTAACGCAGCCGCTTCGCACTGACGCCGAAGTCATCCTTAAACTTGATCTCCTGCGTCGGGCTCTCATGATAAAACTCTGACATAGGATACCAGGTTGGATCCTGATCGATCTGATAATCCGCCTCGATATAAACTTCATCTTCGATCAGGTTCTCCGCCATCACATTCATGGATCCCCACTGTTTGATGACGTCCACCATCCCGATACTCATCCAGCTGGATACCAGAACGGATTCATGTGTATACTCAGCCTGGTCATCATAGTATGCTTTCAGCGTATTACTCGGCATGACCAGCCAGACAATATCGTCCCCGACGCTGATCCATAACCGGTCCGGCCGCTTCCCGCTGATCGGCAGATATCCCAGCGCCCGGATCTGTTCCCCAGGATTCGGCGCTCTGTAGATCTCATGCCAGCCGCTGTTATTGTTTAGCAGCACAGAAGAATAACCATCCTTGCCGGCGTCGATCGCACAGAAATATCTGCCAGGATAAGGCAGCAGATCTGCGATTTGTCCCCGCCGTTCTTCCGGTAAACCGGCATCCCGGTCAGGTCCGACGGAATCCAACTGAAGGTTATAATACCGCTGGATCGATCCCTGCATCCAGCGCACGTAATAATAGACATTGTGGATCGCTGCAGCCTTTCCGTTCCACTCCTCCATGACCGTCGCCAGCTCTTCCAGGTTGATCGTATCCACCACACCTTCGGAGCTGATCGAATGGATCATGCCTTCCCGGTTGATCCAGAGTGTCTTATACAGGCTGTTCGTCATCATCGGATATTCGGCCAGGCTGGTTATCTTTCCATAGCTGTCATTGAAAGTATGCGTCCCGATAAACTTTGAATGGTTCACGGTTTCCACTTTCACGCTGGACAGTTTGGATCCGGTCCCGGCCGCGATGCTGATATTCAGTCTGCGGTAACGTTTCTTTGTGCTGCATGCAAAATAGATCTCTGAAGCGCTGGTATCAATTGATACCGTATGGACGTCCTCATAAACCACATTGTCTTCAGAGCTCTGCAGTGTCACTTCGAAGACAGGATGATCCGTTCCGGATACAGTGCCGGCCGTCAGCTTATACATGATCGCCACATCATCCGGCTTCCCAAAGTCGACGCCCGCGGTATATACGTCATCGTTGCTGAAACTGATCTCCGTCGTATAGTTCGCCACTGTGATCGCGGTAGCCAGCCAGTCCGTGACGGCCGTCATGCTGATGCTGATCTGATGGTTCGCGTCGTTATTATTCGCCCGCCATAGGACCAGTCCGGAAGTATCCCGGACCGTCTTCAGATACATGGCACAGTTGCTGACCGTCGTGTCGGTCCCGTTGATCTTGTGTGTGAAGCTGTCGGCCATGCTGGTCCAGCTTCCGCCCTTCCAGCGCAGCTTCTGGATCGCGATGCTGTCGCCCTGGGCAAAATAAATAATGTCATTCGTGATGCAGATATCCCAGACATAACCGGTCAGGCCGTGCGTCAATGCCGGGATCTCGTAGAAATGATCTGTGTCGGTGATCACGTAAACCGTGGTCGTGTCGTGCTGGATCTCCCAGTTCTCATCCACTGTCAAAGTCGTCGCGTCATTGCTGATGATCGTCCGCCAGACAGATCCGGTTTCCGCAATACCGGTCCCTGCGATGATCCCGACGCGGCAGCCTTTCCACTGGTTCGTGGTCCAGCTTTTTGTCGCGTCGATCACCTGATCCAGATGGCCGCTGTTAGAATCTGCTTCCCCGATATCTCCGTTTATATACAGTTTCGGTGATCCTGACGGCAGCTGCGTCAATGCAAACGTCAGCTGTTTATAAGTAAAGAATCTCGCGGATCTCCCGGTGTCGCCGGCACAGATCCGGTAATAGATATCATGGTTAACTGTCGTGCTCCAGCTGGTCCCGTTGTAATAATATGTGCTGGGTTCAGCCGAAGCCTTCACGCCGATCTGCCAGCAGTTATCAGAAAACTCTCCTGCCGTCGTGCTGATCTTGATCCAATAAACTCCGGACGCCAGTGTCCTGTCTGTGAATGAGAACTTCCGCCACTCGGATAAAACATCCGGAATTTCCGTGACGGTATAGGTATGTGTTTCCAGAACGGTTCCCGGTTTCCCGTTGTCGTTCTGGCATAGATCTACTTTGAGTCCGGCCTTCGGTGTTCCCCGCCGCCGCAGCAGGATATAAACCTGTCCCGCCGTCATGCTGGCGTCCAGCGTAAACTGGTATCCATATGCACATCCGGCAAACAGTGACTTCCAGGAAACGGATCCCGGCCAGTTCGTCAGGCTGTCTTTCAGGCCGACGGCATAATAATCCAGCGGCCCATTATAGATCTGATTGAATGCTGTCTGGCATCTGCGGGAATCGAAGAATCTGGTCGTATCGTTTTCGTAATCTTCCAGCGCCCGGCCTCCGCTCCAGTCATCCTGCGCGGTTGCGGACCAGGGCTCTTCCAGATCCTCGTACTTCGTTGTCCCTGTCTTCGTCCGGAGAGAGGATCGCTGGTTCGGTGCTGCACTGATATTGAATGGATCCGCAGCGCCTTTGCTGTCACAGATGATCAGCCCCAGCGTCTTCTTTCCGTCAGTCAGCGAAACATGGTGTGTACTTTGTTTTACGGTTGGAGAAACTTCCACATGATAAGTCATTGCTCACCTACCACTGCGGATAACAGATCGTTTTCTTCTGCAGCTTCTTTAGCGGCAGCGTGGCATGGTCCCGCTCATAGATCTTCGCTTCGTTATACATATCACTGGATACCAGATTATCCTTATGGGTTTGCTGGATCAGGTTCCGGCACAGATAAAGCCAGGCCATATAACGCAGATAAAGCGGATCCACATGCGGATGGATATCGTCATCCTTCCCGATCGCTCCATGGTATCGTACATAATTGATTGCGATATCTCCGGAGTAAAGCATCTTCCGCCGCTCGTAGATCTTCAGCGTCATCGGCGCGATGATCTCCCAGTAATGGCAGAGGACCCATTTGCCGGTCACTCTGTCCTGCAGCCGAATCTGCCGGATATCATCCGTGACGCCTTCCGGTAATTCATATAGATCCTGCTCGGTATCCCATTCCAGATCAAAGTTAGTGTCCATGACCTTATAAGTTCTCAGCACGGAATTGATCGCGTTGATCAGCTTCTGTGTGTCAAACTCCAGCCAGGATCCGATCGTGATCAGATCTCCGACCGCGTAACCATCTGTAAAAGTATCCAGCAGATCGATCGTCTGCGCAGCGCTGGATTTGATCCGGCCGAATTTACCGGCGCTTTCTCCGCTCCGGAACCAGATCGTCCCGCCGCCAAACTCAGAGACGCGGCCGGCCAGATCTTCGCACTGGATCTGGTTGTTCACCTGATCGACTGCGGTGATCTTGTAATCCTCTGTGCCTTTCGCGAAACTGGCAAGGTCCAGTGTTGCGTCAAACAGATTCATGCTCTCTCCTTACGCTTCGGGCTTGTAGATCTCCAGCATTCCGCGCGGCTTAAATGCCCGCCGGACCTTGCAGATCTCACCGTCTTTTCCAATGAACTTGATATTGAAAAGCTCTTCAAGCGGGAATAATTCCTCGACCATCGCCTTCGGTTCTTCGTTCACCGCAGTATTATCTGTTACCTGATTTTTGTCTTCTGATTCCTCAGTTGTGGTTTTCTTCTTTGCCATAAGCCTCCAGGATCTGAGTACCATAGCTGTCGTACTCTGCAATATATCCACCGAGGTCATCCACATATTCCGGAATGATCCTGCGGTACGGAAGGTTATAAATCATCTTGACGCCTTCTGTGATCCTGAAGACGTCACCTATGTGTTTCTGTCCATTGATGATCGCCGGGTTCACTGTGTTCCTGACGTTTGCAGGATCATCACAAACCACTCGGACCCAGCCTGCGCCGATCTCCGGCCGCTCTACAGCTTCTTGACCATTGTTTATCCCTTCATTGATTGTGTCGTCTACAGATCGTAGTGGCAGCGTGAACGGATCAAAGTGTGACTTATAGTCACTCCAGTTTGTCCGTGCTTCAAAGTGCAGGTGTGGTCCGGTGACTTTCCCGGTCTGGCCGCTGATCCCGATCTCCTCGCCCTGCAGCACCTTATCATGCAGGTTCACACTGATCGAATCCAGATGAGCGTAAAGCGTCGCCCGTCCGTCGCCGTGTTTAAGGATCACTCGGAAACCGTATCCCGTGGTATCCCACCCGGCAGCCATAACGGTTCCGTCTGCCGAAGCCAGGATATGCGTCCCGACTGGGCAGCCGTAATCGATCCCGGTATGATAGGCTGAGGTTATTTTCTCCCCGTAACGTTGTGTGATGGGCCACTCTCCCCTGAATGGCTGCCGGTAAGATACCATTAGAAATTGCTCCTGTCTGTCGGATTGTTCAGGATCCCGAAACCGATCAGGATCACGCCGATCGCGTCGACAATCGTTTTGAAAGTGCTCTCTTCGATTCCCCATTTTTCAGTCAAACCGAATGCATTGAAGATTGTCCAGAGCGCGCCAACTACAGAAACCCAAACAGCCCAGCTTCTCCAGCGCGGCTGCGGATCCACAACGAGAAAATTCTCGTTGAGATAATCCTTAAACTCCAGATCATTTTTCTCTTCAGGATTTTCCATTGTCGTCCTCCAGCTTTTTGAGCCGTTCAAAGATTTCTTCGATCCTGGTCTCGACCTTGATCACACGGCCGGCCAGTTCTCTATACTCTGCGGAGCTGGTTCGGATATCCTTCTGCAGATCCTGCAGCATATCCATCACCTGGCTGAGCTTCGTCCGGATCTCTGCCATCTCCGCGCTTTCCCTCTGTGTCTCTTTCTTCGTGTTCATTAGGAAGTTTCGGACCAGAAGATAAGCCGACAGCAGCCCCAATATAATGTTCAGAAAAGTCTGCCAGTCCATGCCGTCCTCCTTTATCCGGAAGTGAGGAATGATTTCTCACTCCTCACTTCTCACTTCACACTCGATCAGAGTACGCCGCCTGTGGAAGCACCCACCATTACGTAACCAAAGTCCGGGGAAGTCCCGGTGATCGTCGCAACAGCTCTGCGCCAGCGCTTTGTCCCGCGCATCTTTTTGTTCCACTCGCCGGCCGCTTCGATATCCGGGAAGATATACAGATCGGTCCAGTTGGATTTGTCGTCGGATTCCTGGATCTTCAGAACCATCTTCGGGCTGGTCCCGCTTGCCTTCGGGACGCATGCGCGGATGTTGATCTCATAAAGATCCGGACCGTTGAAGTCAACGGCACTGCCGGTTACAGTAGAGGTCACTGCGGAAGTGCTGTTGATCAGCATCAGGTTGTTGTCAAAACCGCCGCCAGTCTTCATGCTTCACCTCCTTTTCCTTATGCGAATTTCAGGCCGGTCAGCCAGGAAAGGCTGCGGCGATGAGTGACGATATGGCCGACGTCCCACTTGATGACCGTGCGATAGTTCACACCATCCTGCAGCTTGCCGATATGATCAACGGTCAGATCTTCAAACTGGAACGGCTGGTAATGTTCGCGGTCGATCCGGGCAAACAGGACGGAAGTCGCGTTGCCGGTGGAAGCGTCATAAGCGCCGGTGTACAGTTCCTTATCGGTGATGATCGGAAGATCATTGCCGGAGGAATCGACATCTTCAACAGTGTTGCCGGCGTCGACAAACTTGACGCCGCGATATTCGACAAACCGGCGGCCCAGGCTGTCTTCCGTGGTCTTCAGATATCCGGAATCACGGCACAGTGCTGTGAAGTGAGTCAGGAATGTGGAGTTACACACGGCAAGGTTCGGCTTATGGCCGTGGATCGCGTCGATCGCTTTGTCCAGCTGCAGGAAGAAAATGCTGATGTTGCTGGCGTAATACTGGCCAGACGGGCTCAGATCCAGCACGGCATTTCCTGCCGGGTTCGCGCAGATCTTCTGACCGGAAAACTCTTCATTGATCATATACTTCAAACCGACGATGGCGTCCGGATTATCCAGCGGAGTGTTGTTCACCCATGCCTCGTTAAACTGGCGCGCCATTGCGGTGACTGTGGATTTGATCTGATCTGTTTCCGGATCAACGATCTTCGGTGTCTTATCTTCTTTCAGGCGGTAGTCTACATCAACGGTATTACCGAAGGAAAACATACCAGCCTTAACCTTTTCAGGATGGCCCTGGATCACAGTGCCGAATGCCTGGTTGATTCTGCGCCAGGATACCGGGCGCATCTTACCGGATCGGTAAGTCTGTACAGTGTTCGCCTGAATCGTATCAAAGTTCAGGCTGTCGAGGATCTCCGATTCTTCCTCAAGATTAAGGATCACGCCTTTAACAAGATCGTACGGAGACTGCTCGTATTGGGTTGCAAGGGTAGTATCACCCATAGTTTATCTCCTTGATTCTTTCAGCCCTCGCGTGATCAGATCGCTGGAGTTGGTTTTCTTCGGATCGACGAATGTACTCTTCGATCCGCCGGCACTGAGCGCGGGGCTGCTTGCCAGGTTTCCGGATGTGCTGCCGGATCCCTGCTGGTTCAGTCTGTTTTTCTTCGCTTCGAATGCCTGCTCAAAAGCCCGGACGAATTGGCGCGGCTTTTCAAATTGTCGTAGTTTGCCCTCTGTTAAAAAGAACTGTTCATATTCCGGGTCATCCCTGGTGATCATTTCAACACCGGCCTCCTGGGCCGCGTCATAAATATCCATCCAGTAACCCTGAGAGGGATCCCCGCCCATCTTCTGGATCCATACTGTCGCTTCCGGATTGCTGGCAGAATCCTGTGCGCCCTGGGCTTCGGGCTGCTGCGGATCCTGCTGCTCTGACTTGTCCTGCATAGCCAGCATCGCTTTTGCCTGTTCATAGGTTGGATTCTGGATCCCGGCCTGCTGCATGGATGAAATCATTTTCTGGACGCGGTTATAGCTTTTATCGCTGGAAGACTGGATCATGCGTTTAATCTCTTCCATTGAAGCATTCAGCTGATCGCTGGTGACGTAGTTTCCCGCTGGCTGTGCCTGTGGTTGTGCGGCCTGTTGTGAAGCAGGTTCCGCTGCAGGTGTTGCCGGCTGCCCTGCCGGTGCTGCGGAAATCATTGAGTCTGCCATAAATAAACTCCTTGTGGTTAAATGACAAAAGGACGCCCTGATTAGGACGTCCCTTTATGGAGAGAGTATATGAACTGTACTTCGGGGACCTGCCCCTCCATCTCATACTCTTTCAGATGACTATCTATATTTTACCACTGTTATTCCCAGTCCTGTAATTGCTTTATGTAATCCTCAAAGCTCATAAACGAAGGATTCGCGTATTTCTGATACAGCTTCTGCAGTTCATACTGTGCAGCCTCGCTCAGCTTATTGCCGGTTGCCTTCGCATAATCCAGCTGCTTCTGCGTGTACTGGCTCATATCGGCATAGGAATTGTAAAGCGTTTCCTCATTGTAATATGCGGATCGTTCCTCTTCCCACTGAACATATTCCGGATGGTCGTTCTTATATTGCCGGTTCCAGTCCCAGTATTCCTGCAGCTTCGGCATCTGCTGGAGGTATGCTTTGCGCTGATCCTTTGGCAGATCATAATATGTATTCTGGATCACGCTGATCCCAGGGAAGCGCTGGTTCTTGATCTCGTCATGTTCAGTCACTGCATCGATTGTCTTATTACTCAGCTGCATTACCTGTTGCACACCCTGGACATCAATGGATCCGACGGCTGGATTCTTCCCGCCCATGGCAGCATTCCATTCGGCCAACTTCTTCACCGGCACTGCCTTATAGTTCTTTGTTTCTTTATTCAGCAGCGCCCTGGTAAACTCCGGACCCAACTGGTTCTTGATCTCCTGCTGCTGATAATAAGGCTGTGCATAATAAGTATTTGTGATCTTATTGTATAGCACGGTCTTCAGCAGCTCCTCCGGATCGTCAGTATAAGTCAGTGTCCTTGTAATATAATCCGGATGTTCGTTATACCAGCGGTTCACTGCATCAGGATCTCCGGCAGCTTTATCGATATATGCCTGATCTTTCGACGCCTTCTCTTCCCGCAGCGTCTTTTCTCCGGAAGGAAGAATGGATCCGCCGCCGATCGCGCTGATCGCCATGGACGCCAGTGTTTCTCCGATGTTGGCATTTCCGCTGACAAACTCTTTGGCTGCTTGAGCTCCGGCAAATCCAGGTACTTTATACATCGCCTCTTTCCGCTGCCGGTCCGCAGCCATATCCCAGATCGTGCCTGATTTCTCAACCATGGCATTCATCGCCTGATCTGTAGTGATCTCACCATCAGCGCACATCTGACTGATCTGCTTCCGGATCTGCTGATCTCCGTACTGGCCAAACTCGTTGTAATCGATCCCGTACAATTTACGCAGCGCCTTTTCAGGAAGCGCCATGGCGTCCCCGACAATGGATCCTAACTGGCTGACCAGCGGAATATCGGACGTCAATGCCTTGATCGCTTTCCCGGTTCTCGTTCCGGAAAGTGTTCCCGGATCCTCGCCCTGTTGTTTCTTGCTGTACCAGGTAAGGAAGATGTTCGGGCTGATAAGCTGGCTGGCCAGTGTGTTCAGCTGATCCTGCTTCCCGATCTCCAGCTCAGCCTGGGCATAAGCATTATCCCAGTCTGCCCCACTCTTATCCTGCAGCGCCTTCTGCATCCTTGCTAAATCAAGTTTGCCGGATTCATACATCTCATTCAGGATCGCTTCGGTCCTTGCGTTCAGCGTCGCCGTGTTCATATTGCTGGAATAGGATTCTCCAAACTGGCTGAACGGGAACAGTTGACTGTTCAGATCTATAAAGTAAGATCCGCCCATCCAGTCTGGAAGATACGGCATCGGGATCCGCCATTTCCCTGAGAGCCTGCTTGGTAAATTCTCCTGCCGGTTTTTGTCCTCATACTCCTGCATTCTTTTGTAGGCGTTATTCAGTGCCGGCTTATCGATCATTCGCTTAGCCCATTTCCACATTGACCTGGTATACCAGAACTGGTAAGGAGAAATCATCGTCAGGATCGGATCGAATCCATACCTTTGGTTATAGTTCAGCATGGCAGCGTCTTTCTTTGTGTCGCTGTACTTCATAGCCCTGTACTTCTCAACCCGCATATCTTCTGAAACATCCTGATCCAGCCACTGTTCCAGCTGCGCCCTGGTCTGTAGATCCAGCTGGCTCATGCTCTTTGTCCTGGCGTCAGTGTCCGCTTCCTTATAAGCATCAGCGAATGCATCCAGTGCCGGGTTCAGATACTTTTCCTGTAGCTCTGCATAAGCATCTGCGACGGGCATCCTCTGCGGTACTGCATCCCGTTTTGCTTCCCGGATAAATGAAAACGGATTACGCGGCTCATTGAATCCCTCCGGCTTCCCGGCAATAACAGTCCGCGTCAGATCCAGTAGCGGATCATAATAAACCAGCCCTTCCGGATCCTGTAGATCTACACCAAGCACCTGATAGGTTTCTCCGTCCACTTCGATCGTGCGCTTCATCTGGTCCAGCTGTTCCGGAAGATATGCCACCAGTTTTCCGTCGCGGTATACATTGCCGGCGATATCCCAGAAACCATGCTCAAACTCATAAACCCGTTTGACATAATCTCCCTTCGCCGGTACGGATCCCGGATCAACTTCGGCGCCTCGCTGATATCTCCGCTTCAATTCGGATACAAGTTCTTCATGCTCTGCGGTAAAGTCCTGCATGATTGTCTTCTGGATATCAGCTTCCCATACAGGATTTCCCTTTGGCGCTTCGCCGTTCGATCCCTGCACCCACCATTCCAGATATCGCCAGGCATACAGATACTGATCTCCACTCATGTTCCTTTCGTTACTGAAGTCCCGGACCCAACGCTGCACCATGGTCTGATACTTTGTATTGATGTCCCCTCTCAGGTAAACTCGGTCAGCATCCGCCAGCGGTACAGCCATGCCATCGTCAAACGTCCTCTGCAGATTTTCATCCAGCACTTTTGCAAACTCGCTGGACCATCTTCCCTCAGAATCCAGTACGGATTGTTTCAGGCTCGGTCCTTCTCCTGCCGGTGCTGGCTTCGGGATCCCGCCTTCCGGATTTGTTACTTCTCTGGATCTCCGTGTCAGCGCTTCATTCAGTGAGTCGTTGATCATCTGTTCCCTGGTCTTTGATTCTCCGAATAAGCTCAGCTGATTGGGATCTCCTGCGCGGAATACTTCCTCACCATAAGCATTGAAGAAATCTTTCAGCATCCGGACGTTATTCTTTGCGTCTCCCATAAAGCCGGCAATCAGTGCCTGCGTCGGTGTCCATCTTTCCATGCCGGGAATTGTCTGCTGTGCAAGATAATCATGGATGTTGATTCCGGCTTTCCGCGCTTCCTGCAGTAAACCGGCAGCAGCCATAACGTCCGCTGTTATTGATAAACTCTCTGCTCTGCTCCCGGATCGGATCAGTCCCTCAGCACGGGCCATTTCAGGCAGCGTCGCTTTCAATGCGGATTCCACTGCCTGGATATTGCTATCGGCCGTTTCGGAAAAACTTCGGATGATATCCATGCTTTCAGGTGTTGCGTACAATGTGGCAAACAAAGCATTGACAAACCGCGTCTTGCCGTCCGCGGTCAGTGTAAGATCTCCGTTCCGGTTGGTCGTGGAGTATCTGGCGCGTTCCATCTCCGGTAAACTCCGCAGCCATTCCACTGCAGCCTGTGCGTTTTTCTCCATGGTAAAGGTATCGACTCCTTCGCCTGGCGTGATATCCAGATTGCCCAGCGTGGCCATGTTTACTTTATTGGCATCCGTCAATGCGTTCTCGCTGGCTGTCATGACCTTATTGCGGTTGCTGTTCGCGTCTTCGGCAAATGCCACACCGTCTCCGCCCAGGCGTTCCCGGATCAGTACCGGATTCTCAAAACTGTCCAGCTCTGCAGGATCGATCCCGTAATCTCCGACGATATTCCGCAGCGCTTCCTGATAGGATGCCCACTGCTCCGGGAAATCCTGCTGCGCTTTCATCATCGACAGGACACGACCGTTTCCGGATTCGACAAACATGTTCCCTTCTCCGACGATCGGCGCTCCGGAATCGATCGCCCGCTGTTCATCCAGCAGCAGGCCCGGATTCAGATTTGCGGCATGGCTCCAAACATCAGCCTGATTTGCGCTGCGGTCCCGTGCCTGTACATCTCCCGGATATTCTTCATTGATAACCAGCTGATCTCCGAACCAGATGTTCGACGGCTGCAGATCACTCAGCTCTACCACCTTATAACGCATCTGGTATTTCTTCCCGCTGTTGGCATTGGTGATCGAATATCCGTATGTCTGCGTCCCTGTGATCTGGTGCCATTCTGCTTTTGAGAATGGATCCATCTGCGGATCTTCCTGCGCTGCATGGATCGCTTCCCATAAGGTGGCGTCGTCCACCTTCATTCCGTCGATCTCCAGCGGCAGATCATATGCAGCCAGTGCGTTCATGGCATCCTGTAAACTGCCGAAGTGCTGGAGGATCTTATGGTTAACTTCAACCTGCGCCCTTCTGGATAACGCTTTCGGAGACTGCCGCATGTTGTGCCGGTCCTGTGCCAGCTTCGTCCGGTGTTCCTGTACCAGTTCGGTATATCCCGGAATGCGGTCCGGATTGTCCGTCAGCATCCTGTCAAAGATATCCCGCAGCTTCACGCCGTTGATCTCCGCATTGATATTCAGGACCTGATCTCCGGTCTTTCCATGGAAGACAAACGCCTCCTCCCCGGAATAATCATTGCCGGTTACATGGGCCTTGACCTTCTTATAGATACTGAATAGGTACATCTGGAATTGCTTGAAGACTGCTTTCAGCCCGGCCGTCGGTGCGGATCCGTCCATCAGATATTGCTCAAACCCTCTGGCAAACTTCTCCTCCGCATCTTCATACCTGGCCCGATCGGCGTCAGACAGATCCGGATCGTTCGCCCAGAATTTCGCTTCCAGCTCCTGAAACTCTCCGACAGATTCAAACCCTGCCCAGGTTGTAAATTCCTGCAGTAATGGCTGCGACAGTGTCCGCCGGAACAGGTGTCCGGATTCGTGCGCCATGGTAGAAACGTCGCTGGCTTCCAGCATCCGAATAATGTTCCCGATATCGGTATGTTCGAACGTTCCTTTAGCTATTGCTTCCGCATCCTGACGCAGTATATTAGGATCTGTTTTGCTGAATGTTCCATCATTCTGAATGCTCTTGATCTGATCGTTACTGAATACGATATAGATATTATCTTTAGGTCCACTGTCAAATGTATTCTTCAGGATCACACCATCATACCCGGCGTCCTTTGCCTTCTGTATTATTTCTGCATAGGATTCTTCCCTATACTTTTCGCCTTTGTAATCATAGACAAAAGGATTCTCAATACGCAGATATACATCCATGATGTTGTCATAATCACCATGAGCATAGAATGCAGCAGTCTCATCTGTACCGGCAAAAAAGAACCCCATTCCTGCAGAATAAGCATTAGTATTCGTGCCCATCATAGCGGGATCGAATACCTGGAATATTTCTCCTGGTGTTCCATGGTGGACAACTAATGGCAAACCGTATTCATCAGTGACTTTGGATTCTCCAAACCATTCTCTGAAGTTCTCATTGCCGAAATGTTTCCGGATATAATCTCCGAAGCGGCTATTCATCAGCTGTTCCGTAGACATTTTTGATATCCGTGACGCTATTGTTCTGGATCCGACCTGTTGTGCTGTCGGGGATATATAGAGTCCACCGACATAGGCTGAATCTCCCCATGATATCTGATCGACTGGAACAGTTCTGGAATAGATCTTCTTGATCCCCATGTAATCCATTTCTGTTCTGGATATGCTAACGTCCACTCCATCTTCTATAGGCCTTTCACTATATACAGTAACTTCGCCTTTTCTCTTTATAGTGTCCAGCAGGCGTTTATTGACGTCTGGCATTATATCCATATTTTCTTCGGCAAACTCATCGAAACTCATCTGGAATAATGATCCGGTGTTAGCGTCGTTCAGCCATGTCGCAATGCCTTTCAGCTGTACCGCCTGCGTATAAAACTCATCCGGATATGCTCCGTTATTCAGCGCCCAGGTTTCCGCAGCTGCGTCGAAGATCGCCATCATCAGATCAGCTTCGGCCGGTGTCCGCCCTGCTTCGATCCATCCTTCCCGGATCGCATCCCGGTCAAGATATCCCTGCCGTTCCCGCATGGCCTGTTCCCGCTGTACGTTATTGGTTTCATGAATGTGTTCCGCAGTGATCGTTTCTTCCGGCGTCATGTTCACCGGTGCATGGTTTTCGTAAACCGGTCCGGTCGTTCCTGCCTCCTCGACGATCCTGGCATTTGCGTCGCCCAGGTTCCCGATCTCCCGGATCAGCCCGTTGTATTCCGGATTGAATCGCGCATAGTATTCATTCTTATCTTTTGCGTTCATCTTCGCGGTATCACTGTGGGCTTTCTGCTGCATGTCATGCATCCGCTGCCGGATCTCCCGGATCCTCTGGAAGTTCTGCCGCAGCTGCTCTCCGTTCTTCTGCGTACTAAACTCGTAGCCTTCAACGAATGCGGCATCCATTTTTGTCTGGATCTCCTGCTCTCTGGCGAAGTGCTGATCATAAAGTTCTGATGATCTCCGGCGGAAATCATCCCAGACTTCCTCAACCTGCTTTCGATCTACTTTCTTCCCTTCTCCAGCTGCAGCATATAGTGCCTCAGTCCGTTCATATGCCCGGCCCAGTTCCTGATCCTTTTCATTGTTGAAATCAATCCAGTTCTTATTATTCTCATTCATCAGGCCGATATACCTGGCTGCACTTTCGTGCTGGAATCCCAGCCCCTGCATTACTCCGTCTGCCGTGGATATCTCCTGCTTATAAAGATCCGCCCATTCCTTCCGCTGCCGGCTGATCATATCCGCAAGATATGCCTGTCTGGTTGGCGTGTCCCATTTCTCTTCAAAGTCTTTGCGGTAATATTCGGACCATTCGTTCCGGATCCGCGTCCAGAAGTTCACATGGTTCATTTCCATTTCGCTCATGATCTGGGCAACAGGCGCCAGCCCCTGGCTTTCCACTTCCGCAGCCACTTCATTTGCCCGCTCGATCAGATCTTCCCGCCGCTTATTCTCGACGTAATCATTGATCTTCCGCCGGACGTCTTCCAGCACGGTTGCCCGTTCCTCGTCGGTCTTGCTGTTTGCATAACGTTCCTGCAGTTCCTGACTGATCCCGGTCTTCTCCAGCACTTCCTCAAAGACATTCGCCTCGCCGACGAATTGATCCTGGCATACTTTCCGCATCACGCTGTTTGCATCCGGTCGGACATAAACGTCATTGAACAGTGATTTATAAACCTGATCCATGTTCAATCCGGATTCGATCGCCTGATAAATAACATTCGTAAGGCCAGGACTCTGAGCCTCGATCGTTTCAACCAGCGCGTCCGGCATCAGGTGGAAACCTTCTCCGCGTTTCCAACGCTTTCCCCAGTATTGCTGGATCGCAACAGTCGTCAGCTGATTGCCCTGCATGGTTTCCATCAAACCTGATAGCCGGCTGAATACACCCAGCTTATCATTCGCTGATCGCAGCAGGGAATTGATCTCCCGCAGCCCTTTATTGATCGCTGAATCATTTGCCTTCTTTGCTTCGGAAGCAGCGCTGGTAAACGCCTCTAATCCTTCTGGCTTCCCTGTCGTCGTCTGCTTTCCGGTCGTTGTCTGCCCTCTAAACTCCGCATTGGTATCCACATCAAAACGGGCTGGTGCCAGTCCGAATGCGTTCATCCACTGATTGATCTGACGCGGAGACATAAACCCCAGCACACCTTCGGAAGCCGACGTCACTGCATTGTTGATCACGTTATTGATAAAATAGGATGGGCTCCAGCCCAGCAGCAGAAGCGACTGTGCAGACTTCATCGTATCAAAAATCGTATTGATCGTTGAGTTCGGCTTTACTCCATAGTAATCCGTGTAATACTTCGCCATGGAATCGATCAGCGACACCTTCACGTCGTGTGTCACTTGACGGATATCCCATGCCAGCGGAGTTCCTTTTCCATCCTTCGCCGTCGTGAATCCCTGAATGATAGTCCCGATCCGGTCCGTTCCTTCAGATACATCTATACCGGCAAACATTCCGTTGTTCTGTGCTGCGATATTCTTTACTCGCTGTTCAAAAACTTCCGGATGTTCAGCATAAAGATCGATCACGTCTTTGATCTCCATGCCCATTGCCTCGGCTGTTTTGGCCAGTGTTGCCCTGGCTTCGGCTGTATCGTCAAACCGTTTGATGATGATCTCCGGATTCGTTTGCTGAATGGCTGCTCTCAATCCATCCCGAACCGTGATCACATCCGCAGTATTCTCCAGTCCGCTCTGGTAAGCCTGATCTGCCGGAAGATCTCCGGCCATACTTGCCAGCCTGTTTCGAAGATCTGCGGTGTCTTTCACATCATAAGTGAATGCGTCCAGCGTATTGCATGCGATATTTCCGACGCCTGCCACTTTGGATTCAGCCGTAAGATCTGTCAGCCCGTTATTGTTTTTGGCAAACTGGATCAGTTTCCCGTCCTTGTCGATCCCTCCGAAGAATCTGTCTGCGGTTGTAAGTTGATCTACAGGTGTGGACCGTGCGATATCCCGCCGCCAGTCCATCCATTCCATGATCCCGCCTGGTGCTTTGCTTTCACCTTTGCCCTGGCTGTTCTGCACTGCTTGGATAATGTTGCCGATAAACGGCAGCTGCGTCGCCATGTTTCCGCGATTGGCCTTTGTTGCCTGGATCCCGTGTTCGTCCCCGGCTATTCTGGAAACTACGCCGGCTGCCTCATTTTCAAGCGGCGTGGTCAGGATCCCGACGTCGATCAGTGACTGTGCCACATAATCAGAAACATTGCCGGATGTACCGGATGCATTGATAACCCACTGTTGGATCAGCGATTGTCTCAGATCTTTATCAGCACCCAGCGCCTTCAGTTCCTCGTCGATCTCCCGCAGTGTCGTCATACCGGCGGCGCCATAGGTTCCTTCGGCCAGCTTCTGTTTCTCGTTGATACCTCTATTGAAAAACCATGCTTCGCCTTGCTTCGTTCCTTCCTCGCCCTTGAAGATCTCTTTCAGTGCATCAACGGCAAAGTCCCCGACAGATCCCTGCATCTCATAGAAGTATTCCCCGGTATCCCACATGCTCTGTGCATGCTGGCCAACAAACTTCAACGTATCATTGATGGCAGCCATCAAACCATAGGCGTCATTCGGATCTTCTCTGGCCGCCTGAATGTTCTGCTTCCCGGCCTCGATTGCCTGTGCTCCGAATCCCAGCGTGTGTTCGGTGACGGTATCCATCATGTCAGACAGTTCCAGAAACTTATTGAAGATCGGGATCTCTTTCTTCGATACTGCCTGATAGAATGTTAGCCCGCCGGTGATCAGAGCTGCCCCGGCCAGCACCCATGGATTGGCAATGGCTGCAGCTGCAGCGCCTCCTCCAAACATGGAAGTGATCGATGCAGCCACTTTCAGCATGGCAGGCCCGGCCATTGCGGAAGACAATGCCTTTGCCGCACCCTGCGTCTTCTCCGTCCAGCTCGGCATGTTGCCCAGTCCCTGATCTGTCACACTGACGGCAGCGTACAGTTTCCCGATCCAGTCCAGATCATTCCAATCGCCCAGCTCCTTCTGTTCCATTACAGCTTTCTTTGCCGCATCCTTCGGATCATAAACGTGATCCCCGATCTGGACGCCAGATTGTGGTTCCGCTGGTTGTTCCTGTACCGGTTCGTACCAGTTATTTCTTTCGATCTCTTTGGTTACAAACTCGTCGTTGTCCATCAGCGGACCCCACTGATCCATGGTTTTGCCCTGGCTCTTCATTGACCAGTAATCATAAAGGTTATTGATCTGCGCCCTGGAATAATGGCCATCATTTTCCAGTTCAGGATCCTGATCGAATTTGTTCCAGACTTCGGCAAAGTTCTGAGGATTTGTTATCCAGTGCGTTGATGGCTGCGGTTCTGCTTCCGGTTGTTCTGCCGGCTGCACTGTTACCGGTGCTGCAGCTTCTGCCATCGTCCCGGAATAATATCCTTCCTCTGTCTGCTGGCCGTTGCCTGCCGACTGCTGCCCGCTGGCAGCTGCCCATTGCTTATCGTATTCTGCCTGTTCTTCTGGTGTAAATTTCTTTACACCCCATCCCCAGTATTCGTTCTCTGCCATAGTTATGCATTCCAACTTGTCAAGCCATTCCAGTACATTCCGTTGTTCGGTGTACTGCCTCTGCCATAGGAAGATCTGCTGCTTCCGCCTCCAGCGCTGTAAGAATAGGATCGCGGAGAATAACTGTAATTGTTCCCAGCCTTTCCTGCCTGCTTCCAATCCTTTCGGTATCCATAGAAGGTTCCGAAGGTATTGTAATAATCCCTCATCGGTTCTTCCCAACCTTCATAGCTGTATCCGTTCCTCAGATAATAGGCTGCCTTTTCCTGATCAACCGGATAATAATGTCCGTCCGGAGCCTGATAATATCCTTCGTAAACATTCGCTCCGTACTTCGTGCCGTATGCTTTATTTCCCAGCGCCATCAGTTCGGCTTCGGTGTATCCGCCGGATTTATAAGGCAGCTTCACTACTTTGCCACCCTGCCCGTAAGATGGTGTCAGGTACTGCGTTCCTTTCGGATTCGAAGATTTATCCGTGCTGTTCTGCGTTGTACTCTGAGTGCTGCCGGTTGTAACCGGATTGCCGGCTGCGTTGGTCGTCGCGTTCCCGTTCTTATCCGGTCTCGGTTTTGTGCTCTCATCGATGACGCCGCCTTCTTTGTTGTCCTGCTGGATCCACCCCTGGTTATCTTCCCAGGACGCGACTTCCGCAGCTGCACCCGGCCGGTTATTTGTTGTTCTGCTGCTGGTATTGTCAGGAGAATAAGAATATCCTTTATCTGTATCTTTCTGTCTTCCTGTTCGGTTGTCTTTTACTTTGTAGTAATTATTTACATAATCGTTAAACTCTTTCGTTCCGGGTTCAAGCCCCGCAGCAATTGCATCGGCTTCAACATCTGTGTTGTTTGCTCCACCGGTAGGCGCGTTCGTCACCGGATACTTTTTCCGGTATTCTTCCATACCGTTTCGGATGATCGCCTTGTCCACTTCTTCAGCGATTCTTTTCTGTACAGATGGATCATCCGGATCGGCTCCGTTGGCAAACGCCTCTGTTGTTAATTCGTTGATCATTTGCTGTCTGACTAAAACGTCATTGCTTTCTGTCATCTTATTTTCAGAAGCATACATTTCCCGCTTGGCATTCATGGCAGGATTTGCCGTCCAGCTAAATCCTTCTTCTGCAAGATACTGCTGATTATTTGCAAGCTGATCTCGTGCTTCTTCTTCCGGTGTTTTAGCTCCCTGAGTATTTCTGTTCCCGTATGTTGTTAGCTCCTGATTAATACGGCCCTGCTGCTGATTTGTACTTGATGCTATCCCTGCGCTGATCCTGTCCCATATATTCTTTGATCCTGTATCTTCTGCCGCTCCGCCGGTTTTCATACGGTCAGCACTCATAGACGGATTGCCGGTCCAGCTGAATCCGTTTTCGGCCAGATACTGTGCGTTCTCGTTGTTCTTCCTGGCTTCGATTTCTGCAAGCGTCTGATCCCTTACTCTCTGCACTGTCTCAGGATCGTATTGCGGCCCCGCGTTCATCGCACGGATCGCCAGTTCCTGATTGGCATTCGCGACCGCCTGCCGTCTCCGCCGATCTTCTGCATTGGCTTCTGCCAGATCCCTCATCCATTGCGGTTCTTCCTCTTCCTCTCCGGTGATCGCGGCCTTCGTCTGGGACGCGGTGCCGACGTTCGTATTCTTCTTGGCAATTTTCCCGCCGGTATAAGTGATCTTATCAGTGTTTGCCTCTGCCCTGTATTCTCCGGATCTTCGCGGTTTGCTTTCCTTTTCTGCAGCTGCCTCGGTCGCCTCAGCTGTTGTCTGCGGAATAACAGCCTGTGACGCCGGAGCATTTGGCTGCGCTTTTTCTTCCTGCTCCCGGTTCCATTCATCCAGATCTTCCTGAGCTTTTGCGTAATCTGCCGCCCGGTTTCTGGTCGGGATTGTCATCCCTCCGCTCGTCTTTATAGGCTGCTGTTCCTCCTCCGGTTCCTCCTGCTTCTGCTTTTCAGGTGCCGCATAAGAAATCGGTTTCGCCTTATTCACGCCCGCCCTGATTTCGGCCTGACGCTTTTCATAAGGTGTTTGTGTTTGTGTCTGCTGCCGTGCCTGTTCCGCTGCGGCTAATCCCGCTCCGACATTGGAAGGTGCTTTGGTTGTTACCTCTTCTTCCTTCTTTCGTCTCGTTCCGCCATCATCTGTCATTACAGGTTTGTAACTCAGTGCCATCCTGATCACCGTCCTTTCGCTAATTCTTCAATCCGCTTCACCGCTTCCGGAGCCCTCATCCGGACCAGCTGCTTCAGCGGTTCTTCCATCCCAGCCCATAAGGACGCGGCTTCCATTTCGATATCCGGCCGGAAGTATTCTTCCAGCGCCGCTTCGACTCGTTCTTCCGCGTCGATCTCTGCCAACACTAAACATTCGTCAATATCTTTATTGGTCAGCATCAGCGCATCACTCCATTCCCATCCGGCGTCCCGGCCAGTCCCTGACCCGGAATCATTCCGCCCATAGTTCCCGGCAGGCCGCCTTCCATCTCTGCACCCGGTATCATCTGCGGACCCGGCGTGTTCTCAGCGAATTGCCCCGTGTCCATTGCGTTCAGCCCGCTGTTCATCATCTGAGCTTCCAGCATTTGTCCCTGCGTCAGTGCCGGCTGCGGTTCCGGCTGCTGTTCTTCGGCCATCGGTGCCGGTCCTCCGGCTGCTGCCTGCTGTGCTGCCTGCACTGCCTGCTGCAGCTGCTCTGCCTTCTGCTGTTCCTCCTGCTGATCCGCCTGCTGCATCTTCTGCAGTTTCTGCTGGATCTTGTACTGGACCATGCTTGCTTCGGCCTGCTGCTTCACGAACAGTTTCTTCAGCTCTTTGGTATTGGTGATCCCCATCAGGTTGTTCTGGATCCACTCGTCCGGCATGCCCAGCTTCTGCATGTTCAACCCGATATTGACCATCTGCAGTTTCTCCTGCGGCAGAATAACATCCAGCTTAGCCTTGATTTCGATATCATCCGGGATCTCCGACGCCTTCAGCTCGATCCCGTTGCTGTTGAATGACAATCCCTTTTCCTTCATCATGGCCAGCGCCATTTCGATCGTGCTGGAAATACCGAATCCGCCCAGGCGCTGCGTCCCGATCAGCGGCAAACGTGCTGCCTGCTGCAGTAAACTGGTCTCGGAAAATGTCTGGCTGCCGTTGTTCTTCTCGCCGAATGCCGTGTTATACATCGTAGAAGAATCGATCAGCTCCCCGGTCATCTCCGTCATCTGCTGCACTTCCGGCGGCAGGATCCCTTTCGTATTGATCGGCTCAAAGGAATCTCCTTTCCGCATCATCAGATAATTGAATCCACCCTCCCGGATATAGTTCAGATCATCCTCGGTGTCCGTCTTATAAACATAAGTCGGTGTGACGCCGATCGTGAACAGCAGGGAATAAAGGACCGTATAAAGCAGGCTTTCCCGTTCCCATAATCGGCTGCGTTTGATCGCAAACAGTAACGGCTGCCGTTTGTCTTCTTCCTTTTCAAACAGGTTCGTCCCGTTCGTCAGTGTGACGTCGATCGGAATACATGGAAGTCCATGTTCCTCACAAACAAAAGGATTCTCGTCGTTGATCCAGATCGCGTAATGTGTCAGATCATAGAAGACTTTCAGCGCCACATTGTCGGTCGTCTTCTTATTGACATAGGTATCACTCAGCAGATCTTTATACTTCTGAGCCACCCATGACCATCTCACTTTCGTTTCCCGGTAATAGGTACATAAACCCAGCTCGTCAAATTCCGGATATCCGCAGCGTGGACTCCAGCTCTGGAACAGGATCGGCGTCATCTTGCTGATCCGCTCGGCCCGTCGGTCGTTCTTGTTATACTTTTTGTAATCGTCCATGACAGTGATCGCTGTGTGCATCTCATCAAACAGCAGCGAAGACAGGACCATATCATAATGCAGCGGCCTCTTCGCAGCGCGTCCTGCCTGATCCCACCACCGGCTGATGTTCTTCTCGATCACTTCTTCTTTGGTCTCATCCCATCCCTGGCTCTTCACATCAAAGACAGGATCCTGACTGATCATCAGCCTCATGGCATTGACCACTTTATTTCTGGCCGACGGGCTCGGAGTGTTCTTCACGGTATCGTCTTCGAAGTGTGATCCTTCAGCGTCAAACTCCATCAGATACATCTTCAAATACTCGTCAAACTCCTGGTCCCGCAGTCTGTGGATCCCTTTCAGATCCCGTGCGTGGGTTTGGATCTGCTCAAAAACATTTCGATCGAATGCTTTCATATACCTCCTAATTACGATAAATGTCAAACAGCGGATGCCTCACAAGGTTCTGCCGCTGGCTGTTGGTCTTCTTCGGCGCTCCGGTCTCTCCTGTCACCATGTATCGCAGCGCGTCATAAGCATGGTCTTCAAAGTTCGTGTCGACGTCCTCCGGTTTGCTGGCACTCATCGGCAGGTTCTCAAACTGCCAGATCAGGTTTTTGCACCTGGATAAGATGATCAGTCCCGGCAACCCGTCAGGTTTGAATCGCATCATCTCCCGGATCTTTGCCAGCCCGCCTTTCCGGTCGTTATCTCCCCGCGTCAGGTAGATCCCATGGTCGGCATAGATATCACTCGGCGCTTTTACGGATCGATCCGTATGGTGATCTTTCGAAAACATCGCAGGATCTGCATAGCTGATCATGATCCTGTGGTTCCTCGGCGTCATGGATTTGATCCGCTCCACCTGTTCGCCGGTCGCATGGCCTTCTCCGTAATCCTCTTCATAGATCACGATCCTGCCTGTCGCCGGATCCTTTGCTCCCCATAAGCAGCAGTATGGTTTGCTGTATCCGTCATCGATCCCGCGCATCCGGATCCAGTTGTCACCGATATCCCAGTCGTCGTAAACATAAACGTCCGGCCGGAAATTATCGAATGCCATGCCTGCCGTAATGTCAAAGTCCCCGTCGCGCCAGAGCTTCCCCAGCATCCCGTCCAGATTATTCAGGTAATCAACATATCCTTCATCCAGGAATTTGTTTTCCGAATATCTGGAAAAGATGAATCGCGTGTTCTTCTCCCGTCCTTCCTTCCATGGCTGGATGAAAGTTTTCTTCAGGTACTTCATGCCAGGCCCGCCGGGATTGAAGTTCATATAGCATCGTGGCCGGTATCCGTCCAGCCTGCCGGTTCGCAGAGAGCCCAGCAGCTTGATCAGCCGGTTCTCATCGATCTGGTTTGCCTCCTCGATGACCATCCCTTCATAGTTCAAACCGACATATTTGTCTACGTCCTCCGGATTCCTTACACCTGCGATTGCGATGTTGGATCCGTTCGGAAAATGGATCCCTTCTTTCGTCGGCTTCGCGCCTTTAAAGTCGCCCAGGATCGCGGACGTCATCTGCTCAAAAGAATCACCGGCGGAGTTCTTCACCAGACGGATATACAGCCAGTTTGTCCCAGCCCATTGCTGGCAGTCATATAAACTGACCTGAGCAAATGTTGCCGTGGTCTTTCCGGATCCTCGGCTTCCTCCGTTCCCGATCAGACGGACCCCGCATTGCTGCACGTCCTCCGTCAGCCTGTGCCAGTTGACCTGCATCTGCTGCGGGATGTAATAATGCGGAAGAAACGCAGCTGCCATTTTCCCAGGCAGGCCCTGCTCTCTCAGCTTGCTGGAAGCTCTGGCCCATGCCCGTTCCTCTGCCTCTGTCATTTCTCTTCTTCTCCGTAAACCTTGTCAACGATCTTCACAATATCGCGGACCCGGACATTGGCATTGACGTCGATCTTGTTGGATCTCTGACCAAGTTCCTTTGCGATATCATCCAGGCACCCGCGCATGGCATTCACAAATCCCGGAAGATTCTGCGCTTTTGCGGCCGGGATGTTCTTGATCTCACGGTAAAGATACTCCGCTGTATCCTGCAGCATTTTGATCCGCTCTTCCTTCAGGGCTAAACCGGATCTCAGCGCGTCCTCTTCTTCCTGTTCGCGGATGATCTTCCGGACCTTCTTCTCGGCCTTGGTCCTGTAATGTTTCGATATGTTCTGCCGGCTGATGGTGAATGGGGGATCCTGATTCTTAGCGAGCGCGATGATCTCTTTATCGGTCTTGCCGGCAGCCACCCACGCCCGAACCAGATTCTTCTGATCTTGATTCAGCATATAAGTTGTCAACCTTTGTCAACCTTTTTTCCTCGTAAGGTTGCGAATTTGTCAACCTTTGTCAACCTTTTGACATTGGTTGTCTGTTTATTTCTTACACTGAAAGTCAGTGCAAGTCAGTGTGATCTCGGCTCATATCTGTTTACTTTGCTATTGAATGCAAAAAGCCGCCCTGTAATAGGACGGCTTATTTGCATTCTCAGGAGGAAATAGAGTAATGAAGATATGTTCTTGCCTGCTTATATTTTATCACTGATTGTCTGATTCTCTTTGTGCTCCGACACATGGAGTCATCCGGTCTTTGACAAACTCCATCATTGCAAGTGCTTCCTCAGCTGTCAGGGGATGCTGCAAATAAAATTTCCGCAGCTCATCCCAGCTCATTGTCTTCTGCTCCGGTTCCAGATCTGCCAGGAAGTATCCGATCTCATGCTGCGGCCTCTCTTCCCATGTGATCGTCGCATGCCGTAGCATCTCCAGCAGCGTATAGTATTTCCGAAGAAAATACAGTACATCCTTTTCCAGCGTTCCGGGGAAATACGAGTCCCACTTCCTGGCTAATTCCAGTGCTTCTTCCAGCTTTCTCATTTTCTTTCCTTTCTGTATGCTGTCCATCTCTCTCCCATATCTTTCAGATAATAAGTACATTGCTCTTGTCCATCATTGATCGCGTATAGCATATTCCATTCTGGATCCTCATCATCTCTGCACCATTGCAGCAGATACCATTCTGCTTTATGCCATCCGCGTTTATCATCTATCGGATCGTAGGATTCTATCCATATCGGTTTGCCTTCGCATTGCTTCAGCTCACTCCATGTCAACGGTTCATTCTTTTCGAGGTCTGCCATAGCCATATGTCCGATACGGGATGGTGTATTTTGATACCGCTGATATTCCTTCAGGTAGTGGAGCGCATCAGATATAAATCCTTTCTTGACTATATCGCAGATAGTATCTTCCCCTGTGGCATTGTCTGTGATTACGTACCGCCCGCAAATATGACCTGCCTTTATCACTTCATCCAGCGTTTTGTGTCCTTCCATTTCTGTATCCTTTCACAGTTCCGTTGGTCCATAAGTTCTTATTGAATTGCCGCTTCGTCCCGTATGCGTCGATCCCGAAGATCTTCTCGTCATCATCCGGATCAACAAACACAAGAAACCAAGCGCGTTCTCCATGATAAACTTCCACCCAGATCGGCTGCTCATCCATCTGTTTCAGTTCTGACCATTTCAATGGTTCATTATGTAAAGATGTTGAGTATTCATTCAAATAAAACAGCGCTTTGCCCCAGATATAGCATGGCTTGCTTCTGTCTATATATCCTGGGCATCGTTGGCATCCTCTTTCGGGCATCAGACAGTATTCGAATGCCGTAACTATTCTTTCAAGTTCACTGTCTCCGTAATTGATAGGCGGATGTTTATTTATATATTCTGATAAATCAAACATCTTCGTCATATCTGCTCTCTTATTGTTTCGATCATATCCAGGAATACCGCTGTTTCATATATTCCACCTATCGGAATCCCTCTGGACAGGTTGTCATATTTTTCAAGAAACTCATTTACATATTCCTCGCCGATATTTTTCCGGACCCATCTTGCTCCTTCGTATCGCAAGTCATATAGGCCAAACCTTTTCCTTATTTTCGATATCAGCCTTTTCAGTATTCTCATTTGAATATCCTTTTCAATCTCTCGATCGCGTCCTTGATCGGCCAGATCAGATCCGGAAGCGCCAGGAACAAACAGTAAACAATCGCCAGTATTGCCATCCCGATATAGATGATCACAAACCAGTCGCCCGCTTTCATCTATTCCACTCCATTCTCGCCCCGCAGTTCGGACAGAAGTTATAACCGCCAGAACTATCAGGTGCTGACTCATGGCACACTGAGCAGACTCTCCAATGGCTATTTACATACGGCATACCATCTATCCAACGTCCCTTCTTCCGCTCTGGCTCTGCTGATGGTAAAGCACGGATATACTCCGCAAATCTTGCGGCATCGACATAATCATCAGCCATGCGCTTTTCCAAATCTTCAAGAACAGCCACTCTTTCGATCAGGTCACTCATTCCCACTCCAATCTTGCACCGCAGTATGGGCAATAATTCATAGGTCTTCCCCATGATGTTTTATGAAAATACTGTCCGCACTCAAGGCACTTGTATACCAAATGCTGTGTATTATTCAAATCAACGTGTTCCACCTTCGCCGTTCGTTCTTCTGGCTCTGCGGATGGTAATTTCTCAAGATAACCCTCAATCAGGCTAACACAATCACTCCATCCTTCGTTATAAGGTGAGTAAGAATCTCTATCTCCGACAACTTTGTACGGATGTATTTTTTCAACTCTTGTCGTTATTTTCAACACATCATTTATGTTAACAAGACTCATTCCCACTCCAATCTCGCCCCGCATTGAGGACAATAATAATGACCACGCTGCATGCTGCCTTTTGGTTTTTCAACTTGTCTGCCGCATTCGCAAGTGCCAAACTCAAAATATTGCAAACCTGTTTCCAAAGGAGTAGGCTTTATTGTCCGCTCTGCTTCCGGTTGGATTGTCAGACTGTGCTCCATCTTGCATACTGCATCAGACCATCCTTCGCAATACGGGCCATAAGAATCTGTATCGCCATAAACCTTGTACGGATGCATTCTTTCAATCTTTTCCAGAGCATCCAGCGCCGCCTGCCTGCTGATATAATCACTCATTCCTCTACCTCCAGATTGATCTTCATCCAGTGCGTTACCTCTGGCACCATCCCGGATCCGTGCCAGGTCATTCCGTCATACCATGCGCGATTCCAGTTCACTCGTCCGTTCTTCAGGATCACCCGGACCAAATAGATTTCTTCGTCCTCCGGCAGCCGTTCACTCACCGGGATCCACTGCATACTCGGCAGAGCTTGGCATTTACTTCGCAATACTTCGCAATTACTTCGCAATTCTTCTGCCCGTTTATTCCAAAGATAAACTGCGTCCTCTTCACGATCGGCGACATTCGTGGATACTTTGCTCTCCGTACAGATCGCGAATTTTCCTTTGTTGCTTCCTCGATCATAGATTATTATCCGTTTACTCCCGCAAAACGGGCATGGCTTCAGCTCCTCATTTCTCATCTTTCTTTCCTTCCGATTTCTCCAGCGTCTGTTCCAGGTAATACAGCGCGTCATTGATCAGGATCAGCTGGCATGCCTCTCCATATTCTGCATAAGCGCAGGATAGACAATCAGTAAGATGCAGACAGTTCCGCATATACTTCACGACTGTCTTCATCCTCCGCCTCGGCTTCCCCGGTCTCAGCGTGTTCCTCATGCTCTTGTGTTCCAGCATTCCGCAGCCATGTTTTCATCCTCATGCCTGCCTTTGAACATCGGCCCATACGCTCCGCACTTCTTGCAATAGATCTGCATCCCGGTCCTTTTGCCGTTCCGTTCTCCCATCATATAGTGATAGCTGATATCCAGCTCTTCGGATCCGCAATACGGACATGGTTTGAGTTTGTCCGATATTTCAGTGATTGGTATCCTTGCCATTTCTCATTCCTCATTTCTCTTTCCTGATTTCCCCGGCAGCCTGTTCTTCTGCCTGCCCTTCTCGATCTCCTCTGCCGGCAGCGCACATCGTATGATCTGCGTCGTATATCCGATCAGAACATGATCCTCGTTATATACCGGGATCTCCTCCAGGAAACTCCTCGGCATATTGTTATGGATCTCAATGATCACCCGTCCGGATCTGGTCCGCCGCCCTGCCACATCCTCACAGATGTTCTGCAGCTGCCGGACCTGATCTTCGGTCAGGAACATTCTCTCTCCTTCTTTCCCATCCGATCTCCCTTGCTATGACCACTCCGTTCCGAATGATCCAGTCGTCATCATCGCAGGCCGACCACCATCCGAACAGCCCGCGGTCCACCATATCCGCCCGCCAGCATCCCGCCTCCCAGGACCGCAGCATATAATGCTTTCCGTCGATCTCGGCAATCAACTTCCCCGTGACAGTAACGTCCACCAGTTCAAGCGGCTTTTCTGGAATCATGCACGATATAAAAAGACTGCAGCGCCGGTTTCCCCGCTGCAGGTGTTTCGCGGCCATAGATAAACCGCGCTTCATATCCCAGAAGAAATCTATTTATAGAGGGAGTTCTCCTTTCGGTCATTCCGGTCAGGGTAGCCGGGCCGCCCTGTATCACAATTTCCTTACTGCCGGCGGAGTTCCGGCAGCCGACTGGGCCGAAGCCCGACGACACTTTGAACCTTGATTGTTGATGGCAGCGCGTCTTCATCGCGCTGTAATACCCTATCCTCATCCCGAATAACGATCGTTGAACCAGCATTCCAGCCGGTTATACATTTCATCCGTCAGTGTAATTCCCTTCCCGGGCTTCCCATCCGGAGTCCATTCCCGTAGATCCCACATCGGAGCCGATCCGTACCAGGACACCTTCCGAAGCAGCAGGCGGTTTTCTACGCCTTTCCTCTTCTTTGTTCCCAGATCCACATAGGTATCATGGATCTCAAACTTTTCCATTACTCTTTTTCCTTTCCGATCTCGTCGATCTGTTTCTGCATTTCCTCGATCGTTTCCATGATCGATCCGACTGCCATGGCCAGGTGCTGCAGCTGGATCTCTTTCTCCCGGTCCAGCCACTGTACATAAACCACCGTCAGCGTGATCAGCGCGATGACCAGCACGATAACAGCTTCACTCATTCTGTCTGCGCCTGTTCTTCTTTCTTGATCTGCTGGATCCCAAGCTCGATCTGTTCGATCAGGTTTTTCTCCACCCACATCGTGACCAGCACTTCATAAAGAAACTGTTCAATATGAAACTCCGGATCCTGCTTCCCGCTGGTGATCTTCTCGATCTGCTGCCGGACCGTGCCGTCGATCTTCTCATTTGTTGTCTTCGCGACTTTCAGCAATTCTTCGAATCCCATTGTCCTCTCCTCACTTCTTCTTCTTTGCCGTCGCCAGCTCGGCCATGCGCCGCGCCTTCCATTCACTCCAGGGATTCTCCATGTAGTGATCAGCCAGTTTCATTTTGAATCCTTCGCACTTCCATTCTGTCCGGACCTTCCGTCCCATCAGGTTACAGTATCCGGATTCTGCCCTTCTCATGCACTTCCCGCATGACGGTTGTTCCTGCTCGATCATTTCCAGTTCTACCCCCCCCCGAATATATTTTCTTTTTTCATGATCAATTTCTCCATTCTTCAAACGGTGATCCAAGATATTCCTGGATCGTATCGATCGCTTCATCGGATCCGTAGCAGACGACTGCCATGTATCCTTCATCCTCAAGCCTGCGGATCCATAGCTTCTGATTGCCGCTGGGTTTATTACTCCGGTCTCGTTTCTTCAGCTCGATATACAATCCATGGAAACCGTGCGCTGCAACAGGAAGAACGATATCCGGCACTCCTGCTTTGACGCCTTCTTTTTCCAGCCGCGCAGCTGTCGCTTTATTCCGGAAGCCGCCGTTCGGTACATGATAAAGCAGCTGCAGCCTCGGTTCACCGTATGCCGCAATTTCTGCCCATTGGAAGATCGTCTGCTGTTCTTCGCTTTCTGTTGGTACATAATTCTCAAACATCAGCTTCTCCTCCGCGGCTTCTGCTCATAAAGGATCTTCCAGAATATGTCCAGGCTTTTATAATCCGCTTCCTTTCCTATCGCGGCCGTGCACATCGGACAATATACTTTTCCTTCCACTGTCCGCCAGCCTTCTTTATATGCTTTCTCTACATCCGGAATCGTCTTATCATTCCAGATAAAGCGCCTCTCAGCTCCGCAGCCTTCACACTTCAATATCAGTCTCATGATCACATCTCCAGAATCGGTTCTTCGGCCAGCTTATTGATCCGGTCGATTGCCAGGCCGCATTTATCAGGACACAATTCGGAACAGATCTTGTCGATCATTTCCAGTTTTGCGTTCTGGTTATGGGATATCTGCGATGCAGCAGCGCCGATAATTCCGTGCTTCTTCAGCAGGTTTCTTTTGGCTTTCACAAGATCCAGCTCTGCCCATCTCTTTGCGTTTTCCAGACAGGTTGCTTTCGGCAGAATGTACTGCAGCACTTCCGGATCCGGACCGCAGCTGATCAGCACGTGCAGATCTTCTTCGCTGTACATGATCCCTGTCGGATCCACCAGGTAATCATTACAGACCTCCGTGTTCCGGATCTGGTTCTTGTAGGTTTCAAACTTCGGTAATGGCAGCAGCTCCAGACTCGGTGTCGGATATTTCTTCTCTTCGATTTTGTTCGGGGATTTATCGTATACGAAAGTCACTGAAGAATTGACCTTCATTATCGTTGTAAGGATCTCTTCGATCTTTTCCCGCAGCGCTTCATTTGCTTTTCCGTTAGCGGGCGTTACCTTATGCGGGCTGTCCAGTCCGATCGTGAAATGTCCATCATCATAGCTGACCAGCACCGCACCGCGCAGCAGCGGATTCTCTCCGATCTGTGAAGCTGCACACTTCCATGCAGCCTTCGCAGCTTCCGGAGTTTCTCCGCCAGAGTTCGGAGTTTCTCCGATTTCGGATAACATATTAACCTCATTGCTCTTTTCTATTGGTTGGTTAATATCTATATCCAACCAACTAACTATATTTTCAGAGTCTTTATTAATTAACTCTTTAACCCCTTCCTGTTCTGAGTTCGGAGTTTCTCCGATACTTATCGGACTTTCTCCGACAGTTTCGGTATTTTCTCCGACCTTTCCTTCCGGAAGAAAGTTCGGAGTTTCTCCGATTAAGTTCGGAGTTTCTCCGAAACCTTCGGAGTTTCTCCGGATCCCTGCGGCTGCTTCCAGTTCCAGGACCCGCGCTTCCAGATCTTCCACCCGGCTGACAAGGTTCGGAGTTTCTCCGATACTTTCCGGATTAACTCCGATATCTTCTGATGGTAATCTTTCGATATTCTCTGACCAGGATAACGGCAGCTGATAGGCAGACAACATATAGGATCCGAAGCCTGCCTTGATAACAATATGGTCCTCGATCAGTACAGCCAGCGCATCCCGGACAGGTTTATCGGAATAGCCAGTGATCCTCATCAGCTCTTTTGCCGAAGCGTTCCGCTTCAGGAGCAGCAGTGCGGTGACGATCGTGATCGGTACGCCCTTGTAGATCTTCAAATTATTTTGATCGATCATCTCTTTCCTCCATGTGTTATAATGAAGGTAACTCGGCAGCGTACTCTTTCGCTCACGACGTTTCAAGTGCGCTGCCGGAGTTACCAGATTCCATACCCCGCAGCTAATTGAGAGAGAGCAGCCGAGGAGTAATACAGGCAGATGGTTCGAATACCCGCCTGTATTATTTGTCTATATCTATGGAGGTTCTCATGGAAATAAGAGCTGCTGCCAATATCTTCTATACATCTATGGCAACAGTCCGATCGGACGCGACCATTGCATGGTACAGAAAAAAGATAGATCCTTTTGTGGTCCACTTCCCCGATCGTGACATTGAATCAATCGATCTGTATGATCTTGAATCTTTCCGGGAAAGTTTAAACAGAGAAAGTCATGCTCCCGGCAGGAAAGGAAAGGTTTCTGTTTATACAGTACATGGCTATATCCGCGCACTGAAAGCCTTCTTTTCCTTCCTGAAGAAACGTAAGATCATCCCTGTGAATCCGGCGGAAGATCTGGAAAAGCCCAGGCTTCCGCAGCAGCCGCGTAAAGGTATAGCTCCGGAAGCAGCTGAAAGGATGATCACAGCATCGAAGATAAACCCGCGTGATTATGCCATTCTGCTATTCGTTCGTGACACAGGCTGCCGAGCCGGCGGGATCTATAATCTTCTCACGACAAATGTGGATCTCAAACATAACAAAGCACTGATCCGGGAAAAGGGAGACAAAGAACGTATGGTCTTCTTCACTCTGGAAACAACGTGGGCGCTGGCCATGTATATGTCATTCCGGGATAATCCTCACGATGAGGAACACTTCTTCCTGAATGATCACAATCACAAACCGCTGACATACTTCGGTGTCTATCAGATCTTCAAGCGCCTGGCCAAACTTACCAAGGCCGGAACAAAATATTCCCCTCATCAATGGCGGCATGCTGCCATCAGATCATGGCTGCAGGCCGGTATGAATCTGAAGTCTGCTTCTGAGATTGCCGGGCACACAACGGAAAAGGTAACCGGCGATATTTACGGCACGCTGGATGAGCTGGAATTGCAGTCTATTTATAACCAGGTTATGGAAAGGTTAAAGAAATAACTGAACACTTTGGCCATTATAGAACAAGAAACTGTAGCATAACCCTACATTTACTCAGGCGTACCCCTTAAACTTGAGCAGGGGACTCATAAGCCCTTTGTCGAGGGTTCGACTCCCTCCCTCGCCACAACGGACCTTGCTTTGTTCTAATTACAAACGGATATTCGATTGTCAAGGTTCGATTGAAGTGCTGCCGCTAACAGTACTTCACAGAGCCCGCAAGGGCTCTTTTTTATTATTATAATTCGACGATATCTATTTTGATCAGGTCTTCGAATTTACAATCCAGGGCGACCATGATCCGGGCCAGTGTCTTCGCGGATGGATTTGCTCCGTGATACAGTGTGTCCAGATCAACCCCTGATATTCTGCTTAACTCCCGCAGTGAGATTTTTCTACTGCGGCAATAATCTTTAACTGTGTTGCGAATCCTTATATCTTTCATGGTATTGTATTATATTACAAATTCTGTACCAGATTACAAAATTGGTGCAAAATTACCAGATCTATTTAGGAGGATCCATGAGCTTATTCAAAAGGAACGACGAAAAGAAAATGCGTGAAGCCGAAGAAAGGGATCGCATTGTAAAAGAATGCTTTGAAAATCAGTGCTTCAAAGAGTATGAAGTGCTTCGGCAGCATGCTACAACAGAAGAACTTATAGATCTATGGCTTTCTAAATTCGAAAAGTATAAAGCCTGGCGCTGGTTGAATCCACGGGCTAACCCTTATGATTTTTATAAGCGCTCTGATGCTCCAACGCCCGAATCAATAAAAGCCCTTTTGGATTTGTTCCAGTATGCTCATGATACATATCGCGATTATGCAGAAGAGAAAGAGCGTCTGGATAAGATATTCCATTTGAAGAATTGATCATGCTGCATTTAAGCAGCGCTTTGGGCAATTATGCTGCCTTTACGCAGCGCTGAAATATAGCACTTGCTATATATGAGAAGCAGCCCGGCCAGATCTCCGGGCTGCTCCCACCAATAAATAGAAAGGAGTATTGAAAAGAAACTTATTCGGCTGCTGTTATGCCGGTAAGCCACTCTAATCTGGATGCCATAATCGACACCACTGCTGTATAGATCTCACTCTCCGGAATATATCCGGGGATCCCGTTCTTGATCACCGGATCGCTGATCAGCATCGCGGTCACAACTTTCACCGCGTATGACAGATCCTCCAGGATCATCTTGATCGCCTGCCTGGTCTGCTCTCTCTGCAGATCATCTTCGATCGGATCCAGCCCGGCCGTCGTCCAGTACCCGGCCCAGTCAAGCAGCTGCACGGCAACAATCCGCTGCAGTGCTCCGCTTTCATAATATTCCCATCGTTCCTGATTTGTCATTGATTCTCCTTCGCTGCGTCAGCTGCAGCGTTTATGCGTTCAGCGCTGCGGCAATTGCAGCGTGTTCCGCCTGCGATAACTTCTTCGAATAAAATGCAGCATTCTCCACCCGGAAAGATCCGGCGAAAGAATGCTTTCCAAGATAATCCCATCTGGCTGTATTGGTTCCGTTCGCGTCCGGATCGAAGTATCCTCCGATCAGTCGCGGCACTTTGATACAGATTGATCCGGTCCATGGCCGATCGTCGGTCCATGTCGCATTGCTCAAACTGATCTCTGATCCGTTCCGGTATAACTTCTCTCCTGAAGCATAGCTGTCCATGCTGAATCCGATCACACCATCCGAATAGGTTGAGGACCCGATCCTGACATAGCTCCTCGGTTTGTCGCCGGTCGCGTACGGAGGATTTACATAATCTACACTCAGCCCATTCTCGTGTGTTACACCGATCCGGTTATGCTGCCGGTATGTGAAAGACTGCGTGTTGAACGGGGTTCGCATCCAGACCGCCGGTCCGTTTCCTGATCCTACTTTGCACAACGGCAGGGCTGCCGAAGCGCTGCACGAAGATATCTTCAGTACGACACTTTTGATCCCGGCCGCCTGCAGCGTGTCATTGTTCAGGTGCTGGTTGGATCCGATGTTGATCAGGAAGCCATTCGCGTTCCGGCTGCAGCCATTGTTCACCAGCTTATATATCGAAGCATTGACCAGGTTCGTCAGTGCTTCATTATCCGAAGCAGCGCCTGCAAAATTGTAAGCGCCCAGGATATATGATTCTGCGATAGCTCCGTTCGCAGTATACCAGCCATCCGAATATACCAGCCTGGCCACATTGTTTGAGTCCCCGGCGTATACCTTCTTCACCTTCCGGGCTGTATTGGAAACACCGATATACGTCCGGAATACTTTCCGGGCAGTGCCGTTAACTCCAACATATGTTTTTCCTTGGCCCATTCCAGCTCCTACGAATAAACAAAGTATAACTTGCCGGATTCAAGCGTCGAGGATCCTGCGGTCAGATCTGTCGTGCTGATCTGATAGTTCGGTCGGATCCCGATATCCGTAACACCCAGTGCTGTCCGTGCAGCTGCGGGATCTCCGAATATGTATGTAAAGTTTCCGGATGCATCAACACCCATTTGAAGAGGATACTTATATGTCCAGGTTCCTCCGATCTTCCTTCGGATCGCAAACTCGACGAAGATCTTCCCCGTCGTCGTTTGTTCAAAACCGATTAATGAAATGAGATTCCCGTCCTTGTCCAGGACCTGATACGGAGAATAATATTTCTGTGATTCAGGCGTTACATCTTCATCGATATTATTTGATATCGCCTTTAGCAATGCATTTGCCAGTTCCAGATTTCCGGTCAGAGTTCCGCCGCTCAACGGCAGGAAACCATTCTGCACGATCATTGCGTCTACCAGTCCGACGGATCCGGATGCTTTCGAAGACAAAGCAACAGCAAACCCGTTGCCGGATGTTGCCTCTGCCACACCGTCCGTCGAAGACACTGCCAGCTGATCATTCGCAGACACTGCAGCGGATGTACAAAGCACCGAACAGATCGTGTTTGCCACTGAATAACAAACGACGTCTTCGTCCGCTCCGCAGTCTTCGGCCGTCACAAACAGCATGGTCGTGTCTGAGCTGGTCGCTTTAATAAAGTCGAAGTCAGACTGGATCTTCACAACGGTCCCGCCTTTGACCAGGACGCCGGTCGCGTTATGCAGCGTCGCGGATGATCCGGATCCGGAAGAGTTCGGCTGTACGGACCAGCCACATTCCGCGTCAGGATCCGTGACCAGGATACGGCCGGCAATCGTTCCTGCAGCCAGCCGCACCGGATCTCCTTCTCCCCGGAAAGCAATCAGATCTCCCTTCGCCATCCCGATCGACGCCGGGATCTTACCGAAGTTATTCACCGCGTCGATCGTGATATTGAATACTTTCTTGACAGGTTCAGCAATTGCATTGATGTGTTCACGCACGATCAGTTTCATCCGCTGCCTTCCTTTCTGTCACCACAACAAAACCACCGTCGCAGATCTTCACATCCTCCGGCGGCGCTGTGAAATAATCTGACAGGATTCCCGGGATATCTTCCCATGGAATATAAACTGCCTTCTGCATCAGTCATTATCCAGCATTGCCTGGACCGCAGCTCTCCAGCGTTCCGGCACTTCTTCGATGGTCATCTCACCTGCTTTGATCTTCTTATAATAGATCTTCGCCATCATTCACCTCCGGTTATGATTTCTGC